TTACCAGTACCAGTGATGTCAAGCGGAGTGGCCGCCGCACCAAAAGTAGCCGCTGTACCAGTCAAGCTAGCACCATCTGCCATTGCTTGAAGGACATTCGCGTCGTACTTACGCTTCAGAGAGTACGCACCTGAAGATGTAGCCAACGCCTCAAAGTTGACGTGTGACTGACGCTCTTCGATGTCGTCGATCTTGAACGCGAAAGCATTCGCTTGGTCAACAACCATTGTGATCTGATCGTCAGCGAGGTCTTGTGGAGATACCACAGCACCACGTGAGTAAGAAGATACAGTGATTGTAGGTTCTTTGATGATGCGAACAGTGTCACCGTAGTTTTCGATTTCACCTGCATAATCAGTGTTTGTGATATCCTCTACGACAGAGGCGCGACGGAAAAACTTCAGGACTTTCTGAGAAAAAATCTCAGGAGTAAAGTTACCTGAAGGCAGGTTGTTATAACCTGATGCGCTATTAAAAGCCATGTTATTACCCTTCCTTTATGAGATAGTTAAGGTGTTAAAAGTTAATATTGAATGCGTCCCTCAGCACGTGCGGCGTCTAATTCTGCCTCGAGTTTTTCAAACTCCCACGGTTTGAGTTTTGCGATATCAGATGCTTTCCAAACTTTTTTGTCGGTTTGCACTCCACCTATTACGTCTTTTGACCGAGGTGAAGATACTGACGCGGCTGGGTCTGCATCTTTCGAAGACTTGCGCTTTTTAGTCGTAATGCCCATATCTGATTTATATAGGTCTACTACGCGAGACGCCCAGACTGCATCCGTATTGTTTTTATAAATACCGTTAGAGATTGATTCAGGTTGCTGGTCTAGCCACCCTAAAAATTTCTCATCAGTTTTTAAATCACTAAAATCTGGATGCTTTGCAAGTAGTTCTTTGTACGCAGATTGGACAGTCAATTCTTTCTCTTTACCTTTAAGAGATTGAACTTCTTCTTTCAGTTCTTTCATACGTTGTTCTGCTTGCAAAGAAGAAACAGTTTCTACAATGGCGTAAACATCAGGGTACTTTTCACGGAACTCTTGTAACTCCTCCGGAGTTTTTGGTAGTTCACTTGTGGCAAGTCCGCTCTCTTTACCCGCTTGTCTAGCAGATTCAAGTTCTTGTCGTTCTTGTTTCCACTCGTCAAGTTTGGTATCGTAGTGACGTTTTAAGTCATCATAGCGTTTCTTGTAGTCTGTTTCAGAACCTTCTTTAGGTTCCGCGAAACTTGTAGTTTCTTGTGCTTCTGGAGTAGCCTCTTCTTCTTGTGAGGGGTCCTGTGCTTCTACTGTTTCGTTGTCGTCGTCATCTTGGTAAACTTCCTCCCGGTATTTTCCACGATACAAACCGTCATCGTTAATGGTACCGAAAGAATCGTTTGCCTTATTTGCGCGATGTCCACGTTGTTTTGCCATTTTATTCTCCTATCTCACGGGGCCTCATGGCTGAGGGTAGCCGTAGTGTATTCACGGGGCCAGCGGGATTGCTGGGTAGCCGTTTAGAATTTAGTAGGATTTGGAGATAAATCCATCAACTGGAGTTTCGGAAACAACGCGGGAGTTTAATAAGTCGCGTAGCGTTTCTGTCTCGTCCAGTTCTCTTGCTTTCGCAAAATCTTCTTCTGTGTAAACCGGGTTTTGTTCTGGAAGATTATCCCCGGCATGACCTTCTAAAAACTTTTCGTAATTGTCTAGGACGCCCTGTACTTGTTCAGACTGACCTGCTTCAATTCGATCCATGATGTATCTACGGAAAGATGGAAAGTTCTGATACATATTTGCCGCATTTTGCGGAGTCATATCATCTTCAATCAACGGTAATCTTCCGTCGGATTCCATCAGCGTTGTATCGCGTTGACTTTTAGTTTGCCCCATCTCGACGTTAGTCCGTGACATAACTTCAGGTGCTTTGTACTCTTCGATATCCCGCAACATCTTCTCGTACAGTCGATGTACGTTAAACATTCCGTTAACACCGTCCCGTACTTCTCTGGTTTCAGCTAGAACTTTTCCCATATCTCCTGCTACGACTGTCTCGTAAAAGGAGGCAGGATCTTCGCTGATTTGCCGATCAAGTTCTTCTCGGGTTGAAGGAAGACCCCCTCTAGCCATCGCCATACCTTCCGCAGGATTTGTAGGCTGTTGGTCAAGTGCTTCAGCTTCTGGGCTTTGCCCGTTCTCTTGAACACGCTTTTCAGTCTCTTGCTTTCCTCGGTTGTTAATCTTATTTAACTTGTCATAGCCGATAATTTTAGCAAGAAGGGGGGGAACAATAACTTCACCTTTTGAAACAAGTAAAGATACAGCTTTCTCCCTGTCTATTTTATTCTCATCTCCAGAAATGTCAATACCTTGACTGCGAGCTTCGTCAATGGCATCTAGAATCATTTTCTTAATGTCGTCTGAGCCAGCAAACTCTACAGCCGCCGCGTTAATTACAAAAGTACCATTTTCAACGTCCATAGGTACATCGTCTGCTACCGTCTCGCCCTCTGGAAGCGTTTCTGGTTTACGTGATCCAACAAAACCGACAGGGCCATCCCCACTTGGTTGAGTAGCTTGGCCTACTTGCATACCAGCTTGAGCTTTAATTGGTCGACTTGCGACGGTTAACACATCTTGGTTATACAAATAAATATCTTGAAGCTCTGCGGCACTTGTAGCTTTAGTCGGATCGCGCATGTACGCATCAGGATTTGCTTGAACTTCAGCCGGATTTAGTTGAGGTTTTTGTCGTTCAGATAACGCTTTTGACATTTGAACGTCGTACTTATTAGGCATTGGTTTAGCTGATGGTGTAACTTGTGGCGAAATTTCTCCACCAAATCTAGCAGTGTATGTGTACGTGGATGGGGTGATAGGTGCAGGAGACATAGACCCGTAAATCATTCGTTGTGCAAGAGAAGGTCCTCGATACGGGCTTGCTTTTGCAAGTGCTTCTATGTAGTCACCTTTTCCTCTCTGCTTCATCTCGTCTTCTTTATTTTTTTTCATTTGTTCTTCACGTTGTGACACAGTGCGAACATCAGTTGAAAACGAGCTTTTTTGAAACGACCGAGCCTCCATTCCTCGTCCTGTGATGTCTTCAGCAAGAGCGGTGTCCACTGAGATTGGCCTAGGAGACATTGCACCCATTATGTTACCAATGACATCCATTTCTGGGTAATCTTCAGTAACTTTTCCCAAAAAACCTGTTTTAGGGTCAACAACGTAATCTACGCCGACGGGGCTTCCAAATCTTCCTTGTATCTTATTCCCGATGTTTTCAAAAAATCCGACGTCAGAAGACTCAGGCTCCGGCTCGTTAAAGTTAACACCAGTAATTTGAGCATATTGTTTAGCTTGTGAGTAACTTAAACGCCCACCACTTGTGTCGAAACCAACCAATTCACCGCTTGCCGTTAATCCAATCGTTTTACCTTGATCATAAAGCGAGTTTAGATCCTTGAATTGTTGTTCGGCCTTTTCCAGTTCTTGATCGAGAATTTGCTCGTCGGTAGAACCTACGTCACCTAAGTCTATTGTTTCGTCATCTTCGTTCATTTATTCTGCTCTTGCTGTATGACGTGCTGATGATTAGATTTGAGGTTCAGGAGGGTTTCCAGTAAAACCATCTTCCCCTGCAACTGGAACATTTCCCGTTCCGACTGTGCCGTCACCAACCCCCGAAGCGTCAACTGGTGCAGATCCGTCAGGTAATTGGTCAGGGCCTCCCATGCCTGCGGGTGGTTGACCAGCGGGCCCACCTTCTGGGCCTGTTCCTTGTTGAACATTTTGAAGTCCTTTTAGCATTTCTGCGTAGATCTGTGCTTCGTTCATATCGTTCACCAACTGATCGGGATCGATGTCTTGAGCGATAGCGAGTTCCCGAACCAAGTTCGGAAGTTTGATAAACGGAGCGAGCATCGGGTTTGCCACTGTCTGAAGCAACGAAGTAAGACGCTGTGTCCGTACTTCTTTTTGCATCACAGCGGAAGTTCCCCGCGGTTTAATCTCTAAGTCACCGACAATATCCGGAGACGACTCGTTGTATTGCATATTCCACTGGAAGAATGCCTCCCCCAACGGCTTGAGAAGGTAGTCGTCAATATTTTTGACCACCGTCTTGATAGAGAGGTTACCCGACGAAAGCAACATAG